TTAACGGGTCACTTATAGCCCTGTATCAGAATATTCAAACACAACCAGACGTGGTACATAAACATCTACAGAAGATGTTCAACGAATACGACAAGTGTTTAGGTACTGAAATTAATCGCGAACCAAAGACTCTCAAAGAGGCTAAACAATCGAAGGAAAATTATTATTACTGGATGAGAAAGAAATTTAATTCAAACAAGGAAGAAACACCCCAGCGTTCAGCAATGTTTATATTTTTAAACAAAACTTGTTTTAGGGGTGTATACCGTGAAGGACCCAATGGATTTAACGTACCGTACGGTCATTATAAAACAACACCTATGATTCTTACCAAAAAGGAACTTTCAAAAGTGAGCGACCTTATCAAGGATGTACAGTTTAGAAAATGTGATTTTCGTGAAGCGTTTAAGGAAATAGGAAAGGGTGATTTTGTATATCTCGACCCACCGTACGCACCAGAGACAAAAACATCCTTCGTGGGATACACGAAAGATGGGTTCGGGGTAAAAGACCATGAAGATTTATTCAATTTAACTAAGACATCCGGAGTTGATTTTGTGATGAGTAACGTGAAAGTTGATTTAGTTGTGAATACATTTTCTGATTACAATATAAAAGACGTGAAAGCACGTCGAGTTATAAACAGTAAAAATCCCGAATCTACGACGACCGAAGTACTTGTTTCGTCATCCAATCAAATATAGCATCTTGCTTCACACCGTAAAAGGCTGGGTAAATTGTCCACTTCTTATCTCGAATATGAACTTTCCATGTTGAGCCCACTTGTTTCGCGAAAAACACTGGTATCCCATGTTTTTCGTTAAACTTAATAGCAATTTCATATTTTTTCTGGCGTCCAAACCACCAATCATTAAGAATAAACATCATATAAACATTTTCAACATTGGGGTACAGTTGCTTATACTCTTCGAGAAGGCATGGACCCGCGCGAATCTTTTCATCGACAGAGCCTGCGACAATCTGGTGTTTTGCTTCGATGATAAAGAGTGTCTTTTTGTCATCACTGATGAGAGCGCCGTCAGGCTTCTTTTTGTGTTCCCAATACGGATCTTTGAGGTCTTTCATAAACTCGACGAATTGGTCTTGGTCAATGTACGTAAACGTACGGTCGCCAATTATATGTCTACCCGTGGGACGGAAACAATCCTCAAAGGGTTTTCCACTTGCATTTGTGTTCGCACCTCCTGTACCACCGGTCTTCATTTTATGGAATAATAACTGATATTTCTTTAGGTTCGAGTACCTCACTTAAGTGTCAATTCCATAAATAATAGCTTAAAGTTTTAAGCCTACGTATAAATATAATGTCTCTTGAACAAGATTATACCACTGTACCTGGTCAAATCTATGCGTGTCTCTCTATTGTGGGTCCCGATGCACCCCAAAAGAATGACAAATTCGGTATCAAGATTCGTGGTGCTTTTGCCAATCGTGAGGAGGCTGCTAATCACGCCAAGCGCCTCCAAAAGGAGGATCCCACGTTTGATATCTACGTCGTAGATATGTACAAGTGGCTTCTCATTCCCCCCGATTCTGCAAAGATTGAGGATGTTCATTATACGAACGAGAAGTTGGAGGAAATCATGTCTGGATACAAGGAGAACCAGGCTCAGGCTGCTCGTATGTTCCAGGAGCGTAAACAGGGTATGATGGATACAAAGACTGGATATACACCCGGTGATGAGAACTCGAAGTTTTACACCAAGCCCGATGAGGCGCCAATTTCTCACCCTGCTGAGGTTCTTGAGCGACTTAAGAAGGAAAAGCCTGGTACTTCGATGGAAGAGTTGGTTAAGGAGGCTGACGAAATTGTCAATGAAGAGATGAAGGAGCGACAGAGGAAGCGTGAGGAGGACGCCAAGTCGACTGAGGCGAAAGTAGAGGATACAAAGGAAGACGGTGAGCCAGAGGTTTCATCCGCGTAAATAATATTCATATACAATAAACAAAATGATTAGGATTATCATCACGATACTCCTAGTCGGAGCTTTCTTTATTTTGTTTTTTAAACCAAAATACGATTTAAAAAACAAAACAGTTTCTGAACCATCTAGTACGAAAGGGTTCGTCGAAGATACATACAGGGGTCCCATTCTTTTTGGGCGAGATGGAATCCCCCCTAGATATGGTAACATAGGAACGTTTGTTGCTTACTCTGGCGTTCCAGAGGAACACTGGTTAAATGGATTTCCACAGGATCCGTCGACACCTGAAAGTTATGAAGATTCTGATACTAAACTGTCGAGACGTATACGTGACTTAAGTAAATAGTTAGGTATACCTGAGTATAACTGGCTGCATAGTCTTACCCATGAAAAATCCTAAAAGAAAAACAGCAAACGCGATTATCCACGTAGATTTATCAATGTTCGTGAATATATCGATTTTTGCATTTTGCTGAGGTGGAGGAGGTGGATAATTCATTTCACTCGGATGGAAATAATACGGCTGGTCTTCAACCATCTCCTGTTTTTCGTGGTCAATTTCCTGATTTAAAGGGTCGACAGTGGGGTTGTACTCAATAGGATTACCAATATCAGTTTCCATTTCTAATATAGAATTTGTTTTTTTTAAGCCGATTCTTCCTCACTCTCACTCTCATCATCTACCACGAAATCCTTGAGATTACCATTATCATCAGCGTCTTCGTCGTAATCGTCATCACTACCTTCTTCTGAGTTATATTCATCTTCAGTATCAATTACTGAATCATCTTCAAAATCATCATGATCATCTGTAGCATAATCGTCGTCTAGTACAGTTTCTACTGGTATATAAAGAACGGGCTTCTTTATAACCCTACCAAAGCGAGAACGAGTCATTTATATACTTTAAACACTGTTCTGTTTAAGTATCTTTAGGTTGAAGTTTATCAGTTATTTTGGGGAGTAAGATGTGAGTTCTTCCATTATTTTTCTTACAGATTGGACATTTTTGTTTTATTTTATTTTTGGTGATGATATATGACATAGTTTTATTTTCATGTACACCAGAAATAGTTTCACAATAATTAGATGTGGTTAACACTAAAAAATTATTTTTATTTCGAGTTACATTAACTACACGTGTATCATCACTACATTTCATATTCTTATTAATGAAGTTTTCAAGATCTGGTTTTACATTCATCTGTTTAATTTCTGGTTTTTCTACAATTTTTTTTATTTCGGGACACTTTGTGAGTGTTTCCTTTTTAGGGTAAAGTTTATCAATAATGTCATTTGTTAATTTATGTCTTCTACCACAGAAGTGTTCACAAAAGCCATCACGTCTTCCCCTAATTGTTTCATGTCGACTGAAACATTTTTGGAGAATCTCTCTTCCACTTATGATGAACCACACATGATTCGACCCATGATTTCTTTTTACGTTTTCACAATATCTAGAATTTGTCGCTGCGAAATATGTTTCTTTGTTTTTGAATAGTTTAGTGATGTATGCACACCCTTGACCCTCCATATTTTTTCGAATAAATGTTTCTATTTTGTGTTTCAATTCTTCATCATAGATTTCATTATTCATTTGTTCATCTGAAAAGGAATTTTCTTTGATTTTCAAAGATACAGAAGGTGGTTCTACCGTAACGGTTTTGTGTGCATCGGTTCGAACGGCTGACATTTTAAGAATTTCAACGGTTGGGTCCTGACCTATTCTCGTGAGAGAACCAACTTTGTATATGAAAACTGGAAGATATGCCAGTTGGTCTACTCTACCATTATCACAATCTTTACACCCTTTACCATCACACGCTTCATGTTTTGCTCGTTTATACGACCATGGCATTCTAAATCCACTCCCCTTTGTCTTTCTACGTGCGTCACCGTATACAGATGAATCGATAATTGCATTCCAATCCATATTACTCTTAAATTTTGAGAGGGACACGAGAATGTGTTCGCGGAGTGAGATGGCAGATATCTGATCAACCACAAAATTGGGCCAATTGAGGTGTACACCAGTTTTAATTAGGTCACCTGACGGTTTGGGTTGTGAGACAGAAATAAGACACTCTTTACCACCGTGGAACTTTACCGTCTCACAAATAACCTTAGAAATGTCCTGAATCTCATCGATTCCTAGGGGCTCTGGGTCTTTATAATCGATATCCACGAAAAAGTTATACGTCTCACTCTTTTGTTCGACGACGTAAATCCTTTCTCCCGATTTTACAGCCTTAATATACATATCGTAAAATTCATTCAATCTATCAAACGGCACAGAGAGTTTACCCCCGTCCATGAGCACGTGTGATAGATTGGTAGCATTATTGAATCTTTGTGACCAATTCTTAAACATACCTTATTATTGTTCATCATCTCTAAACCATTTCATACAGGAAACGTCCTGGTATTCTTTTGTTTTAGAAAGTTCCTTCTTAAAGGTTAACAATTCATATACTGTTTTTTCTTCATTTTGTTTGAGCCATTCCTGAATTTCCTCTTCGCACATACCCCTGTTCTTCTCTAACAGTTCACTTATCTGCCTTAAAATGAAAGCCTTGGACTTCATTATTTAATAGAGAAGGTTTTTCTGTTATGAGAACTTATGCACGCATAAAATTTAGGATTTTTTATGACATTATCTATGATGAGTTTCCAACGTTTACGTGAGTTGAATTCTTCGAGTGTATCATAACTCATATAATCGTTTTCGTCGTGTGTTTTGCGTATGGGTTGATTGTTCATCTTTTTAATTTGTGTCTTGTGTTTTTCTTCATAGAATTTTCGTATTTGGGTTTGTTGTTCTGAACGGTTATAATTAACGAAAAATATATATACATTATATTCCAGGTCTACCGTTGGACTTTCTTTGTGTATAAATTTAAATTCTGTGTATTCACCATTCTTGAGGGAGACAACTCCACGTGTCTCCTCCTCCAATTCTCGTAGTGCGCATCGTAAAGGATTGAATATTTCTCTTCGTCTACACCCTCCTGTGACAAAAATCCAATCCTTGAAGCGCCAATCTCTCACTGTGAGAAACCGAGGTTTCCCGTCGATAAAGCTAACCGGTATTGCAATCGCCTTGTACTTCTTCATTGCGCATTCGCAAGTTATAATAAGGCGATATGTTTATTCGTCCTCCTTTACATCACTTTTTTCGGGTTCCTCCTCTGTCTCAGGAACAGATGGTTCTTCGGGGGGAGCGCTGAGGTGCCTGACGACCTGGGCTGAAAAATTCTTAAACCCGTCAATATCCTTTTTAGTTTTGTTTAACTCTTTAAAAAGGAAAACGAGTGCTACGGCACACACGATGGTCGCGACAATCAAAAGCGTGTCTTTCGTAACCGGAATCATTTATAAATAAAAATAACATCTTCTTTTTAAGTATTCTACATCACGGCACCCATTTTGGTTTTACCGGGAGTGGGACACTCGTAAGGTGTCTGAGCGAATTGGACGGCTTCGTAATGCGCATTTTCACATGATTTCTGTGTGGCTGGCGTTGTGGGCTGACCGACAAAGGTTTCAAGTGTCCTGGACTTAGGATCGTACGTCAATACAAAAACGATGGAGAGAAGAAAAACTATTTTCCAAAGCATCTTTTACTAATTAGTTAGAATATAATAGACCACCCATACCATTTTCTACCCTTAAAATGTTGTAATTAACGGCATAAATATCCTTATTTACCGACCGAGTATCGTTGATGATACGAGCCGAATCAAGTCGAGAAAAGTTGAGGGTACCAGTGGGCTGCAGCTTACCAGTCTCGAGGCAGAAAGGGTAGGTGAAGAGCTTGGTGGCGGGGGTAGAGTTACCATGGGAGGTGTGGTAATAGAGAGGAACTGAGGTGTAGTTAGGGTTGGCAAATTTGAAGTCGGCAACATCGGTACCGTTAATTTGGAGCTTGAGCTTGTTATCATCGTTGAGAATGGCTAAACCACCAGCGGCGGTGGTGTCCGAATCGTCACCAGCGGCTGTTAAGTACTTGACGGGGTGGTTGAAGTTCAGCTCCTGCATCTTAGAGCCGGAAGATACAGCCTTCTGGACCTGGGTGATGAGCATGTTAAGAGGTTCAGCTGCGAACATCTCACGCTCCTGGGTATCGAGGTACGCGTAATTCGCGTAGACGTCCCATTTAGAAGCAGCGGCCGCGGCACCCCAAGTGATGCGAAGCTCCACGTCGTGATATTGGAGGGCAATGAGAGGAAGGGCAGTCTGCCAGTTCTCACAGAAAGCGAACCTGAGAGGGTAGAAGCGCTCGTTGGTAGAGCCACCGTAGAGATCACCGGCAACCGACTTGGAAGAGGAGGTCGCGGAGAGGGTGGGTGCGATGAGAGTAGAGTAGGTAGAATCCTGTTCATCAATAACCTGACCTCCCACCATAAGTTCGACCTTGGAAATTACGGTAGTCCAGTCAGTGATAGTATTACTCTTGAGACCGGTGTTGGGAACGAGGTAGACATAGTTGAGCATGTCACCCTTGCGCTCGAAGCGGACGGTGGACATACCGTTGTTCGAGACGTTACCTTGAATGACTTGACGCTCGACAGTTTGGGAAAAATTTGTATGACGTTTGTAGGTGGACCTGAAG